CATGTTGTATCTCCCTAGTTTCTTATCAAGCCCGTTTGCTTGATGTATAAAGACTAGGGTATCTCTCTCAATAACCGACACTTCTAGGTAAACTCTCGGTTAACAAATGCCGTTATCAAACTGTTATCAACACGCCGCCAACCCAACAACTACTAGGGAAACGAAGTTTCCCAGTAGTTGTACAATTTGCGAAGCAAATTGGCAAATCGGCAATAGCAAGCGAAGCATAGCTATTGCCGATTTGCTGGGTTGGCGCGACACGCCCGGGCGTACGACACGCCCGGGAATTTGTTCATCTAAAGTTTACCTAGGCGACACGCCCGGGCGATTGGGGGAATCTGCCCGGGCGTGTCTATCTAGGGGTCTGGCTAGTCCATAAACCAACTAACCAGTTTGGCAATCTGCTTGGCGAATACCAAGCAGAGAACAGTCATCACGGCGATAGTCCAGAGAACATCAGCGGGTGGTATGTTCGGTTGGTCTGCCAAAGTTGCTAGCAGACCATAGGCACTCGCATAAATTGCGAGAACGATTGGTGCGGTGATAATTCCAAAGCCTAGACGGCGAATAAAGAACTTCATTAGTTCGCCACCTTTTCACGCTGAACATTGGCACAGGCGTAGCAGATTGTGCCAATTCGGTCTAAGCACTCCAAGAGCAGAGCGTCAGTGCCAGAGTGAACGATGTTTTCAGTAGTGCCACAGATAGAACAGATGTTCATAATTATTACTCCTAGATTAGTGAGAGAGCGGGGGATTGCTCCCCCGCCCGCTCGGTTGATTATTCGGTTGCGGTGCTAGTTGCTTTGACCATAGCCAAAGCGTCCTGAGTAGCGTGAACTACGCCAGTCTTGTAAGCCAAGTCCCAAACTTCTCGCAGGCTTACTACTTGATTAGGCGTGAGGTCGTGGCTATCAGCGTATGACTTTACCAAGTCATACATCTCAAAGAACGCTACTTCACTGCGGTTATCTTTTTGCTCCATAATGCTCTATCCCCTAAGATAGTTTTGCTAAGTTGTCTTGCTTAGCCAAGTTATCAGGCTTGCTTGCCTGATGTATAAAGACTATGCCCTAAGTGTAAAAAACCGACACTTCGTAGGTTAACAATAGGTAAACTCTCGGTGAACGGCTAGGGGGGGTAGGGTTAGCCGACTGCCCCAGCCAGCCCCCCGCCAGGTGTCAGAAACGACCAACGACCATTTTGGCTAGGCAGTAGCCTAAACGGCGGCGTGGTAGACTGGGCCTATGATTATACAACTTAATCCGCCTTTGCCATTGGACACTCCGAAGGGCTCGGCCTTAGCGCACTTCTTGATTGATATGGGTCCTGAGCACAACATTCAGTGGGTTTGCTTCCAGGATGAAACGGGCGAGTGCTGGACCTGGCAGAACAGCGACGTTAGGGCCCAGAAGAACGTTACGATGCATCGCTACCCAGCTGGCAAGTAGATAACGGTTTGGTAACAATTGCTGCGGCATGCAAATACTGCTTAATATTTAATTAACATAATCAAATATTTAGTTGTAGTAGCGGTGTCTGCTGCGCCCCCAATATGCAGGTTTCTTTAAGTAAACAAATGTTGTCAAGTATTCCCAGACTATGTCCTTGTTTTAATCTATAGTAGGAACTATGGAACCTATAACCCCACAGATGAAGCGAAAAGCTTTCGAAGAGAAACGAGCTAACGAGCGTAAAGCGCTCTATGCCGTTGGACATATCCTTGACGACGCCGATGAAGCCGTTAAAAGAGACCCTGATAACAAAGCGGCTATCTACGAAAGGTCTAAGGCAGTTCGCCGCGAGAACCAGCGAGAGATTGACACTGCTTACGCAGTCAAGTCTGGGGCTACCATGGCTGAACTTGCTGAAAAGGGCAAGGACATCGAGGTAAGCGGAGATGCGCTGCGCCGGGCCAAAACTGGTCAGAAGCCTAAGATTCAGACCACTCTTTAGGAAAGACTAATGGCGGGCCGCGTCCACGAGTTCCAACTGGGTGTATTTCCACCAAAAATGCCCATTTTTGGAAGCAGAAGAATCAATGATAGAATCTTTACTGGCCCTAGGGGCTCAGTAATGCGTTACGGTGCATCACCTGCCGCATCTGATGTCGTAAAGAAGCCCTATAATGTGTCTTAAATGTGGAAATTGCAGTGCCGAACATGACATACTAGAAGACGACGACACCGTCGATATTTGGGATAGGAAATAACATGGAACCAGTAGATAACCAGTTTGGTACCTATCAAGAACGTAAAGACAAGATTTTGTCTAACGTACAGGCGGGTGGTGCCGCCTTTAGCGCTCTGTGGAGGAAGCACGGCGTTCAAAGAAAAAACATGTCTCTAAACGCTGAAGTGCGTGCAAAAGCCATCATGGATGATAAGCTTGATGAAAACGTTAGAGAAATCGACACCGCTAATGCAGTACTCAGGGGCGACACTATGGCTGACCTTAAGGAAGCCAGCAACATGGGTATTGACCTCGAGGTAAGCGGAGACGCTCTCCGTAGAGCTAAAAACAATCTTCCACCTAAACTTCACAAGGAGTAAACATGGCTGAAAAGAAAAAGGCGTTTAAGCCTAAAACCAAGCAGGGCACTACCAAAGACGGCAAGAAGGTCTACGGGCCGTTTAAGGGCTCTGCCAAGAACGGTGGCCGCCCAATCATGTCCGTAGTGAACGCAGACGGCTCTCGCACTACTATTGATGCTGCTAAGTACAAGTACGAGAAGACTCATGGTAAAGTGCCAAAGGGTAAGGATGTTGACCACAAGGACAACAACCACAATAATGACAACCCTAAGAACCTCCGCGTTCTAGCTCACGGCAAGAACACCGCCAAAGAGAACAAGCGCCGCGCCGGCAAGAAAGAGAACGACAAATGAGTAGTCATTACGCAACAGGCGAGCCTGGAGAAGTTAAGCCAAAGTCACAGTCACCTGATGGCCACCCTGAGCGGGTTTACTACGATGACTGCGAAAGTCAGCACGGACAAAAAGGTCAAAACTGCCTAGTACAGGGCACCGGCGACGTCGTACACATGTGCGAGCCACACGCGAAGGATTGGTAATGGAACCGAAAGACCCTCAGTTTGATAAGCCTAAGAGTCACTTTGAAGAAGTGTTTGGCATGCTTTACGGAGAAGACACCCTAGCCCGTATGAAGAAGAGCGAGGCTGAAAAGAAAGCGGCCGAGCCTGACGAGCAGGATGATGACCGCGACCCTAAGCACGACCACTGGGACGCGTAGTAATGGACCCGAAAGACCCTCAGTTTGAGTACGGTAAGCCTAGGAACGCTTTTGAAGAAGTCTGGGGCGCAATTTACGGAAACAGTGGCAGCGACCGCAGCTTGTCGGCTATGCAGAAAAAGCAGGATGAACAGAAGGCCGCCGAGCAAAAAGAAACCGATGAGAAGTTTGACGAAATCATCAAGAACAACGAGCCTGACAAAGATAAGTAATGAAGCCTAATAAGTCCCAGTTTGATGACGCCCCTGAGTGGTGGGCCACTACTATGACTTCTGATGAGATGGCCTCAATGACTGGGCCAGAGGATGCGGGAGAAGCGCCTGATAAGGACACCCCTGAGGCTAGCGAGTGGCTAGATAAAACTACGGAAAAAAATACTCCGCCTTTTTAACTAATTTTGGTTTATACCAAATTATCTTTACTCTACCGAGATACTAGTATTAAGCGTCTTGCGCGGGCGCTACTTATCTCTAGAGAAAGAATAGACATGTCAGTAGACTCGAGCGGCAAGCAAGCCGTTGATTTTGTATGGGGAAACGTCCCTATGCAGCCGAACGATGACCGTGCGGCAACCATTTCAAACATCGGTGGTAGCACCGGTGACTATGGATGGTCAGCAACTACCCAGGTAGCCAGCGTCCGTCTAGACCCAGCCCTTGACAACCACGCCAACGTAGAGGCTGGATGGTCAGGTTACCCAAGCTTTGTGGCTGGAGCAGGTAACTACATTGTTACTGCGGCTTCAGGTAACGGAACCACTGTTACCTACCAGTCACAGAACTTCTTGGCACCAGGTACTGTTGTAAACATCACCGGCCTAACCGCCTCAGCATACAACCTATCAGGTGTAACTGTTGCTACTTCTAAGTTCGGTAACTTCACCGTTACTAACTCAGCTAACGCAGGTGAAATCACCGGCCAGCGTGGCAAGGTAGAAAGCACCACTGCTCTAAGTGCAGCTGACGGTGTCGGCCTTGGTTACATCATCGTACCTAGCGTTGTAGGTGCAACCACTGCTGTTGCTCTTGACGCCCTACGTGACGCTGGTTACGAAGCAGCTAACATCACCACTGCCTCTGCAACAGCTAACGCTAAGAAGGATGTAACTCGCTTCAACGCCACCTCGGCTACTGTAGCGGTTGTTTACACCACCTCAGCAAGCACTGCTTACCCAGTCGGTACCAAGATTACCTTGGCCGCAGGTACCGCAGCAGGCAGCAGCCCAGTTAACCTTCCTGCATACGCACTTGGTACTTGGACTGTAACCGCTGCTGCATCAGGTAACATCACCATTGCTGGTACTGGATTCACCGTAGCAGACACTACCGGAATCAACGAGACCGGAAACGTATTTGGTGTTGCTGGAACTATCAAGACCCAGTCAACTGCTGCTAACGCTGCAAGCATTGCGACTGACGCAACTATCACCATCACCCCATACGCTGCTGCAAGCTAGTAGCCCCAAAGAAGGACCCCAGCCAATCGGCTGGGGTTTTTCTTTTGCCAAGTTTATTTAGTTAAAAGCTAATAAAATCTAAACATGAGTGAAAACATTGAAGGCGCAGCCGCCAAAAGAGCTGCTAGTGGTGCAGGCCGTTCGTCGGGTACATTTGCAGGACTTGTAGGCTACCTGCTTGGTCGTGGCAGGAGAGGTGGTAAGGGCAGTAAAAAAAGCGGCCCACAGACCGCTGCTGACTGGCACAACGAAGAAATCGCTAAGCGTTATGACTTTGGTAGAGAAAACACTAGAACCCTGCGTGACTGGCAGATAGATGAGTCAAAAGCCAACACCAGCTTTACCCGCGAAGAAGGTGCAAAAAATAATGACTTTATCCGCACCCGTGCATCAAATAAAGACGCAGCTACAATTAGGCGCGGAGACTGGGCAAGCGCTGCTCGCACCGGAGCTAGGTATTCCGCAGGTGACATAATCATAAATGATGGCGGAGGCTTTTCTGTCTCAGGTCCAAGACAGGGTTCAGCGCCTCTAAAAACACCTAAGCCGCCCACTGGTAGAGCCGGTTCAGCCAGAGACGCAATTGCTCCGTCTAAGTCTACCGTTCCTAAGGGAAAGCAGTTTACACCTCCTGCTCCTGCTGCACCCGCTGCCCCTGCTAGAGCTCCTAGAGGGACTTCTAAGCCTGGGGGCGGAAAATCAGCCCTAACCGGGCTTGACCAGCCAGTATAATCCATGCTTCAGCGCAAAGTAGACATTAGACACAAGGGCCCGCTAGCGCGTCGCTCTGGTGTCGTCACTGCGCTGGATAACCAGACTCAAACTGCACCCACAGGGCGCGGAAGAGAATTTAGAGACGCACTAACTAGGGCGGTAGGCGCAGTACCTGGCGTGCCGTTTGCTGCAAAGGAGTGGGGCTGGTGGCTTCGTTAAACAAAGATTTTAGGAAAGCTATGCCTAAGCCCACTATTATCAAAGACTCACGGTTTGGTATTAGAAAGTTTTATCTAAACCCAAATGAAAAGCCGTCTATCTTTGTGTACAACAACCCCGGCCGTAACTGGTGGGGAACAAGATAGCCTTTATTTGCTCAGCAAATAGGCTAATCTATTTAAGTATTCGAAAGGAATAACATGGCAACTTTCACTGCTGTCCGCATACTAGGACCTGTTCAGCTTACTACTACAGCCACCAACACCTCATACACCGTTGGTTCTGGGAAGACCGTTGTAGCTAAGCAAATTATTTTTAACAACACCTCAACGTCTGCCGTTACTTTGCAGGCTTATGTAGTGCCAGTTAGCGGTTCTGCCAGCACTGCAACCGCTATTATTACTGACCTATCTATTGGCCCTAAGTCACAGGTTATCTGGAGTGCCGACATCCCAATGGTCGCTGGAGAAAAGCTTCAGCTTTCTGCAGGCACCGGTGCTGTAGTTACTACTGTCGTTAGCGGAATCGAGATTGCATAATGCCACGTTCAGGTGATATCCAAGTTTACGGCCCTACCGTTCTTCCAAACAACGATGATGGTGACCGCAACATTTTTGTCTCTACCGCAGACCCAACATCGGGTCAAGGCCAAGACGGAGATGTCTGGATTAAATACGCGTAGTAGGTAGACATGCCTGACGTATATAGAAATAAAGTTTATGACCTGGGCGCGTGGCGTAACGTCGTTGCCCAGTACGTAAAGGTTTCTGGCTCATGGGTAGCCGTTACCGCTATGTATACGAAAGTCAACGGCACTTGGAAGACCTCATACCCATTCCCGCTTTCATCAGATACGACTCTTTCGGCCCTTACTGTAAATGGCTCAGATGTGTTATCTACTCTCGCATTTGCTGCGCCTAACGGCACTACCTCAGTAACTCTTGCGGCCACTGCTACTAACCCCGCGTCTACAATCACCGGCCTTGGTGCTAGGTCAGTTAGCCTTGCAGGTAACCCAAACAACCTAAACGTAGTGGTTACCGCAGAAGACGGCGTTACAACCAGGACTTATACAATTGTGGTTACTGTAGCGCCGCCTTCAACAGTTACTATCTACTGGGCGTATTGTAGTTCAGGCGGATATGAGCCAACACAAACTGGTAATGCAACTATTAGCGGAACTAACGACCCTGTCGTTGCCTGCAACAATAAAAAGGCCGAGCTAGGAAATCCGCCTAACTGGGTCTGCCAAGGTACATCTGCCCCTGCTGCTCCTGGCTGTACACCCGTTCCGCCAACTCCATGCTGCCAGACATCTTACTCCACATTTGATGGTAGGGTTGGAAACACCTGCTACTACACTTTCTACCAGACAGACCCCTGCGCTGGGACCACATGCCCTAATGTTCCTTACACTGTAGTGGTACCTTCCAGCGGAAGCTGCCCAGAGTTCTAATTCGAGGATAAAATGAGAGCTGTTATTAAAGTTAAAGTTGGCGATGAGCTCGCTGGCGGAATCTCCGTACCAAACTTTGAAGACTCACCGTGGCTAGCTATCTCTGCGGCCCCGTTGTCTATTGTAGACGTCACGTCCCTGCCAGTCGTTCCAGCAGAGGGAAGCGCATGGGACGGAGAACGCTTTGACACGCCATCCACTAGAGCACCATTAGCCGGGCACATTAGTCTCGCTTTTATCGTAGAGGGTAAATGCGCACACGTAATGCCTCTAAGCCCGACGTTTAATCCAGCATTAATTGCGGCGTTCCGAAGCGGCGCTACATTTGAAGTGGTGCTAGACCCACCTGCGGACTTTACTTATGACCCAGAGCAGTGACTGGGAAAAGTTTAAACAGGACTCTCAAGGCTACGCAGAAAGCATTGCTAAATCTGCCAGACCGTGGGACTTTTTAAACCCTAACACCGAATACGCAAGTAAAGAAGAAGCATCTAGTAGGCTAGACATTTGCAAGTCTTGCCCGTTTCTTATTAAGGCCACTGTTCAGTGCAAAAAGTGCGGCTGCTTTATGAAAGCAAAAACTAAGTTAAAGCAAGCAACCTGCCCAGAAGGCCACTGGTAGTTAGTCATTACATATCTACAAATTTCTGTAACACTGTTATAGACGTTTAGTTTTTGGAGTTGTGATGACTATTGCCGAGCTAGCCACTACGCTTGCTGGATTTGCCGCCTTTCTAACCTTTATCGCCGCAATTATTTCCTGGGTGTTTAGGCGGTACATGAACAGCGTTCTATCTCAACTAACTAAAGAATATCTCTCAGAATTGAAGCCAAACTCAGGCTCTTCGATGAGGGATGAAGTCAAAGCTATACGTTCCGACCTTACTGACCTCAAAGTTGATTTGGCAAGTCTAGAAGGAAAGTTCGACCAGCACATTAAAGAAACATCTTTTTGATAAATACCTGAGCCACTGATTTAAGGAGAAAATATGAAATGCGACAACTGCGAAGCTCTAGCGGCTTACAAGCACGACCCAAAGATTGCTAACGTAGCCTTCTTTTGCGCACCGCATCTACCTGTTAATTTGCGTTCGGCAGCGGATAACTACCTGATTGTAGAGACCCCAGCGCCTACGACTTCTAAGAAGAAGTCAACCTCAGCTCCTGCAGCAGAAGAGACTGCGTCAGACGAATAATGAGAATTATTCGCGTGCAGGCAGTGCAGGCACACGCTGTGCCAAAAACCGCCCATGCGCCTAGAGGACCGTTTCCGCCGGAGCTGCGCGGATTCAATCCAAAAGCGGGTGAGCTAAGTGTCGATGGCGCAGACATGGATGACCTTGAAGAATTTGGCGATGACGCCCACCCTTCCGCACAGCCAGAGATTATTACTGACTATGCCCCTGAGCAGAACGAAGACGGTTGGGGATTTGAGCTTGGAGCTACTGCTCAAAATAATTTTAAACCAGAGAAAAGATACCGCTGTCGTTATTGCCGTACACTAGTCTTAGAGAATCAACTTGACTACCACGATTGTGAGGACTAATGGACCCGTTTTTTTATCTAGGTTTGCGCCAGGGCGGTAAGAAGAAAAGCACCCCTGTTCAAGAAACAGACGAGGCCGCCTCTGAACTTATCAAGGGCGAGGGACAGGATGAGGACGACCCCGATTTTGAGGTTCAAGACTCTGCTGTATCTGCAACTACCTCTAGCAACCCTAGTCGGCCTAGAACCCTAAGCGCAGGGTACGACAGTAAAAATCAGGTCATGACGGTTTTATTTCGTGACGGCCAGTGGTGGGAGTATCGAGGCGTTTCGCCGAGCATTTGGCGAGGCTTTAAATTTGCTGATTCTAAGGGCAAGTATCTTCGCTCATCTGGGCTAGATAGCTGGGGCGATATGGGCCCGGCTAACGTGTCTGCGATGCCTAGACACCGACGCGTACAGCTTAACCAATTGACTAACTGGGCTCAGAACATGTATCCTAATGAGAGGCCTTACGAAGGATAGTAATGAAATCAATCGGACCACTATACGTTGACACAATAAAACTTAAACACCCAACTCTCCCACTATTTGAGTGGGGCTGGTCACAGGAGACTGAGCACCCATACAGAGAAAGCAAAGTCTGTGCGGTATTCTGGATTCCGTTTGTGCCACGAGGTTACGCACTTGGCATCTGGGGTGACTCAGTTAGAGAAGAACAGGCGCTTCGCAAAGTCGTCAAATTCGGGCGCAATAACCCAAATGACATCCCTGTAAACGACATACGTCGGTACGTCCCTATCGACAGAGAAGAGGGTTGGTAATGCCCTGGTTTAAAAAGAAAACTAAGTGGGACAAGCCCTTCTCTGAGAAGATTGCTAAGAGGGTTTCTAGGATACCTACCGGTGAGCTTTCTGTTTGGGCAGACCAGACTATATACGAGGTTGGCAGACTCCTTAGCCAATACGAACGTAGTCGCTCAATAGAAAATATGACCGAGCTTGCTGAAGGCGCAGAGGCGCTCCACGCAGTAGTTCATGAGTTAAATAAGAGAATGAACAGCACTCTATAGATTTTAATATTTTTATGTGTTATCATTCTTTAGCCAACCTATTTCTCTCCCGTGTGGCACTTGGTAACCCTGAGTCGTCTCGGCTCAGGGTTATTTAGTTTTAAGGTATTAGATGAGCACAGTAGAAGATTTTTACGACGAAGACGACGAACTAGAGCTAGAAGACCAACTCGAGCCTGAATATGAGGAAGAGTATGATGACGGCCTAGATGAGCTGTCACGCGAGTTCGTAAACACGCTAATAGATAAAATAATGATTTTTATCAAGGCGCTTGTTGGCCACGACCTGAGGACCTATCAGAAGCCTCTGGCTCGCCGCATTATTGAGTCTGTGGTTATTAACGAGGGTGAGGAAATCACCGCCCTGGCATCACGTCAGTCAGGTAAGTCCGAGACTGTTGCCGATACCGTAGCCGCTCTTATGGTAATCCTTCCTAGACTTGCCCGTATGTATCCTGACCTTCTAGGCAGGTTTAAAGACGGCTTTAGGGTAGGTCTATTTGCCCCTGTAGAGGGCCAGGCTGAAACGTTGTTTAGCCGTGTTATTTCGCGCCTTACCAGCGAGCACGCACTTGCTGTGTTGGGCGACCCTGAGATTGATGATGAGGCTAAGAAAGTCTCTGGCGTTACTAAGCAGGTAAGGCTTACTAACTCTGGCTCATCCGTAATGATGATGACCGCTAACCCTAGAGCAAAGATTGAGTCTAAGACCTTTGACCTTATCGTTATCGATGAGTGCCAGGAAGCGGATGACTTTATCGTGGCCAAATCTATCGGCCCGATGCTTGCGTCTACAAACGGTACCATGGTTAAGACCGGCACCCCCACTACGCACAAGAATAACTTTTATCGCGCTATCCAGCTAAATAAGCGCCGACAGACAGGACGAGGCTCTCGACAGAACCACTTCCAGTGGGACTGGCGTGATGTGTCTAAGACGAGCCCAGAGTACGCAAAGTTTATTAAAAAAGAGATGCTCAGAATTGGAGAAGACTCAGATGAATTTCAAATGTCGTACAGCTGCAAGTGGCTCCTCGAAAGAGGAATGTTCGTCACCTCAACGACGATGGATGACCTCGGAGACACTTCTCAAGAGGTGGTTAAGGCATGGCACAGGACCCCAGTCGTTGTGGGTATTGACCCGGCACGCAAGATGGACTCGACAGTCGTCACGGTTGTATGGGTGGATTGGGACAGACCTGATGAGTACGGGTTCTTCGACCACCGAATCCTCAACTGGCTGGAAATCCAAGGAGACGACTGGGAAGACCAATACTTCCAAATAGTTAACTTCCTGGAGAACTACGATGTCCTAGCAGTGGGGGTAGACGCTAACGGTGTCGGAGATGCCGTAGCCCAGCGCCTTCGTTTGCTACTGCCTAGGGCTGAGGTTCACTCTATTGGCTCTAGCCAGCAGGAACAGTCCAAGAGATGGAAGCATCTAAAAACCCTAATTGAACGCCGGTTAGTGGGGTGGCCTGCACACGCTAAGACCCGCCGATTGAGAAGCTGGAAGCGGTTCTATCAGCAGATGACTGACCTAGAGGTTAAGTTCCAGGGCCCTAACTTCCTTGCTCACGCCCCTGAAGAAGCACACGCACACGACGATTATGCCGACTCTCTAGCGATTGCCTGCTCACTAACTATGGACTTGACCATGCCATCGGTAGAAGTCACCACAAGCCCATTTTTTAGATAAATTTAGTTTGACCTGCAAATTAGAGAGTTTCATATAAAACTTGTAATGAGGACCTCAACCTTTAACTAGGAGAATAAAATGGCAATTGCCCCAGCACCAAAGTTCCCTGAGTCACCAGGGACCACATACGACCGCAAGGTCACCCCAGCAGTACCTGGCCAGCGTGGCCCACTACGCTTCCAGGAGGGTCTCGGTACCGACACCGATATCCCTGAAGAGTTTGCTAACGGCGCTATGCAGGGCTACGTTCCTGCTGCGGGCCGACCAAACCGTAATGCACCTGTACACACCAAGCCTGCCGAAGAGACCATGCGTGAACGTGCTCACGTAGGCTCAGCAGCATGGATAGAAGCTCCAGACTACCTAGGCGAGTTCTCTACCGGCTCGTTCCAGGACTACGGAACTAACACCTACGAAGAGAAGTTCGTTAGCGGCTCGCACCAGCAGCGCGTTAACCCTGCTCAGGTTCAGGACTAATTTAGTCGGTACTTAACCCCGTCTGCCCTATGTAGGCGGGCGGGGTTAAGTTTCTTAAAGGCAGGACATCATGGCCCTCATTAAGGGTAAAGAAGTAAAAGAGACACCGAGACAGGTGCCCGCTAATCCTCGTCTTTGGAACATGATTACTACACAAGCAAAAACTAAATTTGCTAAGTATCCTTCTCCTGCCGCAGCTCACTGGGTGCACTCACGCTACTTGCAGCTAGGTGGGCGCTTTGTGGACTCTGAGAAAGATGTCGACCCTAGATTTAGAGACAGGGCTCAAGAAGCCATGGACAAAAAAGAAGAAAAAGCTAAGAAAAAGGTCACTAAAGACGTCAGCAAAAAGGTCACCAATAACTAGCACTTCAAGCGTTAAATATTATTTTTGCGCTACACTAGTAACTATACGATGCACCTGACCTAGAACCGGAAGCGTTTTAATTTAATGTCAATCGACTTTTCACCCCCCAGTTATAGAGCGGCGTCTTCTGACCTAACCATCTCTATTTCTCCGCTCGGACTTGTAGAGCTTGCTGATGAAGAGTTTGAGGTACACGGTCCTCGCCTAAACCGCTACTCACTTAACTGGGCCATGTACCTTGGCCACCACACCGGATTTCGTCGCCAGGCCGGCGAGCCCTCTATTGTCCTAAATTATTACAGGGCAATTACCGATTTTATTATTAACTTCACATTTAGCAAGGGCGTACAGTTCCGCTCAGCTAAGGCCACCGAAGCTATCGTCCCGTCACTTCTAGAGCGAATCTGGGAAGTAGACAACAACAAGTCCACCGTTCTCTGGGAAATTGGACAGCAGGGCGGCGTGTCCGGTGACTGCTTTATTAAGGTTGCTTACGAAGAGGCTTACACAGATGCAGCTGGGGGATACCACCCGGGTCGTGTTCGCATCCTGCCCCTTAACTCGTCTTTTGCATTCCCTGAGTTCCATCCACATGACCGCGAGCGCCTTATCCGTTTCAAGCTCAAGTACCGCTTTTGGGGCACCTCGCTAGAAGGTACTCGTCAGGTTTACACCTATACTGAAATCCTCACGGACGACATGATTGAGGAGTATCTAAATGATGAACTTATTGACTCGCGCCCTAACCCACTCGGTGTTATACCTATCATTCATATTCCTAATGTTCGTGTCTCTGGTTCTCCTTGGGGTCTTAGCGACTGCAATGAAATTATTAGCATTAACCGCGTATATAACGAGACCGCTACGGACATTGCGGACATCATCAACTACCACGCAGCCCCTGTAACTGTTATCACAGGCGCTAAAGCTTCTCAGCTTGAGAAGGGCGCTAACAAGGTTTGGGGAGGCCTTCCAAAAGACGCTAAGGTTATGAACCTAGAGGGCGGCGGCACAGGTCTAAAGGGAGCTATGGACTTCATGGACCGCCTAAAGCGAACTATGCACGAAATGACTGGTGTGCCCGAGACCGCCTTGGGAACTGCCCAGCCTATCTCAAACACCTCTGGTGTTGCACTTAGCATTCAGTTCCAGCCTTTGATGAACCGCTACCACCAGAAGATTGTGCAGTATGCGCATGGCCTAGAGCGAGTTAACGAGTTGGTTCTTCGCACCCTAGCGATTAAAGAACCCGAGACGTTCTTCTTCGACCCTAACTCGACTACGCTTCCAAAGCCAGACCAACTAATGGAGCTAGACCCGGCTGACCCAGAGACTTACCGCACCTACTGCCACTTCCCTCCACCGCTACCTCTAGACAAGCTAATCGTCTTGAACGAGGTGCAGTCACTATTGTCTCTAGGCTTGCAGTCTAAGGAAGGCGCTCTGCGTGACCTTGGCGAGGAGTTCCCAGAGTCGAAGCTCCAGGAGATTCGCCAAGAGCTTATCGACGACGCTCTTGCTGAGGGTTCATTGAACTTGATTAAGACCGAAATTCAGAACGAGATTATGTCTCTTACTGGAATGTCTGTAGACCCGAGCGGTAACGCTATGCCTGCTGCTCCTGAACAAGTTGCCATGGCGCAACAGGGTGCTGCACAGACACCGATTCTAGACCCTGCAATTATCGAGAACCTACGACTAGGTGAAGCAAAAGTTAGAACCAGGCTTGTAACTGAAGCCTATGGCACCCGACTTCCGCAACGCCAAGTTCCGCAGGATTATCAAAAATAATGCGGGTTTAGCAACAAAATAATAAAAATGTCAAGTCATACTTGATATTGAAAACACACCGAGCGGTCATACGAGCTACGGACGCAAGTCCACATGAAAAACGACCTAAAGAAACTAAGGAATCAACATGGAAACAGCAGAAACTCAGGCTGTTGCTGCAGAGGCATTTGCCGCTGAAGCAGGAGTCACACCAGTAGTAACAAGCACTGACGCTGATGCGCCAGCTGCTATCAACATCACCGAAACCCCCACCACCCCAGCCTCTTCTAAGTCATACACTGAAGAGGACTTGGCTAAGGTCAGGGCTCAGGAAAAAGACAAGCTCTATCCTCAAATTGACAAGCTAAAGTCTGAACTCGAAGAGCTAAAAAAGGCTCGCGAAGAAGAAGTAGCTGCCAAGCTTGCGGAAAAAGAGTCCAAGGATGCTGAGGCCCGCGCAGCGGCTGAGGCTGACATGGACGTTCGAGACCTGCTTAAGCAGAAAGAACTCGAATTCAACGAGCAGTTGGAGCGTGAGCGTCAGGAACGCGAACGCGCCTTCGCGCTACTGGAGCGAGAGAAGCAGTTTACAGAACTCCAGTCTTACAGGCAGACACTGCTGGAGACTGAGCGGGAAAACATCATCCCCGAACTTGTAGACCTCATCGCGGGCAGTACCCGTGAGGAGCTCACACAAAGCGTTGAGAGCTTGAAAGAGCGCTCAGCAAAAATTCTTGAGAGTGCACAAGCAGCGATGCAGAACACTCGAAGGGAAATGACAGGCACAAAGGCTACTTTGCCGCCTGCCGGGCCAATGGACATCAATTCGGAGCAACGTAACTTCACGGCTGAGGAAATCTCAGCCATGCCGATGAACGAATACGCAAAATATCGCCAACGTCTATTGAGCGACAAAGCTCAGGGACGCGGGCAGGGTCTGTTCGGTAACTAACCTAAACCCAAGTCAATCACTACGTCTTTAAGGAGACAACCACATGGCATCAGGTATTACGGGAACTGGCAATCTAGCCGCAGCCCCTACCTCATACTCGGGTACTAACACCCAGCTAACTCAGGCGATTCAGCAAATCTGGTCAAAGGAAATCCTTTTCCAGGCTATGCCAATCCTTCGCTTTGAGCAGTTCGCAGTTAAGAAGACTGAACTAGGTGTTGCACCTGGTCTTCAGATTAACTTCCTACGTTACAACAACCTTGGAGTTGCATCACCACTTGTTGAAGGTGTTCGTATGCAGACCAACGCGTTGACCGCACAGCAGTTCTCAATCACCGTTTCGGAGCACGGTTACGCACTAGCAGTTTCAGAGCTATTGCTTAACGCTTCATTCGATGATGTAATGGCTTCGGCATCGCGTCTTCTAGGCCGTAACATGGCCCTTTACCTAGACAAGTTGAGCCGCGACACCCTATACAGCGCGACCTCAACCATCTACGGTGAAGACCGCACCGACATGCTCGCAATCACCGACGGAACTGGTACCTTCAACCAGTACGCATACGGTACTCTTGGAACCAGCCGTGCTTCAATGACCGGTAACTTCCACTTGACCCCACGCACCGTCAAGGATGCAGTTGAGACCCTCTCGACTAAGAACATCCCAAGACTAGGCGAGACCTACGTTGCTTTCGTGCACCCACACCAGAGCCGCCGTTTGCGCGACACTGCTGAGTTCATTGAAGTAACCAAGTACGCAGCACCTGGTAACTTCATGCTTGGTGAAATCGGCCGTCTATACGACACCGTATTCATCGAGACCACCCAGGTTCGCAAGGTTGTCGGTGGAGCAGGAACCAGCTACACCGCTGACACTGCAGTCACCCCAACCGTAACCCCTGGTGGTGGCTACATTACCCCAGCTGAGTTCACCGGTAACGGTGGCGCAGACCGCTACGACTCTATCTTCATTGGAGACAACGCATTCGGTCACGCTATCTCACTACCTGTTGAGCTTCGCGACGGTGGTATCCTCGACTTCGGTCGTGAGCACGCACTAGCATGGTACTCAATCTTCGGTCTTGGTCTAATCACTGACCAGGCTGTTGTGATTGCAGAAACCAACTAGTAACAACTTGTCAAGGGGGGTCAGCAATGGCCCCCCTTTTCAAACCCAAATCAGCTATTAATTAGGAGAACACACCGTGGCAACACAAAAAAGAGCAACCGATTTTACCGGTCGTCAGCGCGAGCAGCTTCAGGCTGAAGCGATTGAAAAGCAGCAGGAAGCTGCAAACAACATGGCTATGGCCACTGCTGAGGCAGCGTTTAAGGCAGAGCACGAAGTTCTAGACGCAACCAAGCCAAACAGGGTAGAAACCGTAGTTGTTGAAGAGATTAAGAAAACCTCTGAAAACGCATCTGTAGTTATCCGTGTATCTGAGGACATTGAGTCAATGACCTTTGGAGCAGGAAACTACTACAGTTTTAAAGCCGGTCAGAAGTACGAAGTAATCCCAGAGATTGCAAATCACCTCGAAGCAAAAGGTTATCTAGCAGCTAGACTCTAGACCTATTTGCAAACACTACAGCGGGCTTAGGCCCGCTGTTTTGTTTATCCAGACATTTTTGCTGCAGTAAGGCAACATAGAAGTAGTCAATTTGTAAAGGGTCTTTTATGGCAACTCTCACGGAACTTGTGGAAAAGGTAAGGACTGAGTTAAACGACCAGCCTAAACAGTTCACCAAGTCATTTACCGGTGACGGTTCTACCAAGGACTTTACTTTGGGGTATAAGCCCCTAGACCTTACTACCCTTATGGTCACTGTGAATGGTACAGTACAAGCCAACCCAACAAATTACACCGCCGAGGCTAACCACGGCGTAATCCACTTCACCTCTGCCCCAGCTAACAACGCTGTAATTAGGATAACTGGAAGCGTTTTCAGGTACTTTTCAGAAGCGGACTTAGAATACTTTGTCAATACTGCCGTAGGACAGCACCTACTTAACCGCACAGACCGGTTTGGCACGCAAATGACAATAAGCATGTTGCCAGAGGTCGAGGCCTACCCCGTCACGATTCTGTCTACTATTGAGGCTCTATATGCCCTGGCAACAGACGCTTCGTTTGATATAGATATCCATGCTCCTGATGGTGTGACTATCCCGCGTGCTCAGCGCTACAGCCAGCTTATGAATCTAATAGGCCAGCGACAGGAACAGTACCGCAACATCTGCTCTGCTCTAAACATTGGTCTATGGAAGATTGAAATAGGAGTGCTACGCCGCGTGAGCCGTACCACAAATAAACTTGTTCCAATCTACATGACTCAAGAAATTGATGATTCTCGCAGGCCGGAACGAGTCTACATTGAGAACAACCTTAATGGCCGTGTTCCTGCGCCTAGCACGGTCGGTATCTATGACCTAATCGTAGAGCAGGGAGACACTTTCTCGGTAACGCTAGACTTCCCAGACGACACTAACTTTAGTGATTTGGTATTTAAGGCGCAAATTCGTACCTACCCTGGCTCACCTACTCTTTGGGCTACTATGACTGTCACTGTCAACAACCCTACGTTAAAGAAACTTACTGTATCCATGACTCCGGAGCAGACTACAAACCTTCCTGTTCGCTGTGCGTGGGACATCCAGGCAACTTCTATATCAAACCCAGACTTTGTTAGAACCTACCTCAGGGGCCAGGTATTCGTTAACAGGCAGGTGACCCTAGACTAATGCCAGACGAGATTATTGTTACGCCATCGCCAGCCATTACAGTAACTGTACTGTCTGGTCAGCCTGGTCCTCAGGGTGTTCCTGGAGACCTTGACGAAGTATACGAGGCTATTCCATCCTTGGTGTCTTATACTCATAATCAGGTCTCCGTAGCTACTACGTGGACCATCACCCACAACCTAAACTTCCGCCCAAATGTAACGGTGTTTGATAGCGCCAACACTATGGTCGAAGGGTCAATAACCCACATCTCTAATACCCAACTATCAGTTAGTTTTTCTGCTGGTATTTCGGGCACGGCGTATCTCTCATAACTAACCTACTTATCTTAAGGAGATAAACACATGTCACGTTCATTTTTGACGGGTATTAACCTAAATAAGAACGAACTTCTAAACGCTAGAATCCAGAACCTGTCTTCAGCACCTTCTAGCCCTGTTGCTGGTCAGATTTACTACAACACTGGCGACAACACCCTCCGCTATTACAGCGGGACTGCATGGGTTACCCTAGCCCAAGGCGGGGACCTGTCCAGTGCTATTTCAGCAGCAATCGATGCTCTGACCACAAATGACATTGAAGAGGGTCTAAATCTCTACTTTACCGACGAGCGTGCTCAGGACGCAGTAGGTAACGCAGTTGGAACCGGTCTGTCATACAACGACGGTAGCGGCGCAATCTCTCCTGACCTTACTTACCTAGTAGACAAGACAACTGCACAAACGCTAACTAACAAGACGCTTACCTCACCTAAGCTAAACGAGGATGTTGCTGTTACTTCTACCGCAACCGAACTTAACATCCTTGATGGTGCGACCCTCAGCACCACTGAGTTGAACTACGTAGATGGTGTTACCAGCTCTATCCAGACGCAGTTGGACGCAAAGCTACCTAAGGCTGGTGGCACCATGACTGGTGCTATTGCAATGGGCACTAACAAGATTACTGGTCTTGGAACCCCTACCGATGCAACAGACGCTGCAACTAAGGCGTATGTTGATGCTGTAGCCGAGGGGCTCCACATTCACGAATCAGTTAGAGTTGCTACTGGTGCAAACGTTTCAATTGCAAATGGCCTTGAAAATGGAGACACCCTTAGTGGAGTAACCCTTGCAACTGGCGACCGCGTTCTTGTAAAGGACCAGACAACTACCTCGGAGAACGGTATCTATGTCGTTCAGGCTTCAGGGCAAGCGGTACGTGCACTGGACTTTGACACTGCACTAGAGGTAGACAGCGGAGACTTTGTTTTTGTAACCTCTGGAACTTACGCTAACACTGGTTGGGTACAGACAAGCCGCCCAGCAACAGTCGGCACAGATGCCATTTCCTTCCAGCAGTTCTCTGGTGCTGGCACCTTCACTGCAGGTAACGGTCTAACCATAACTGGCAGCGAGTTTAACGTAGTCGGAACAGCTGACCGAATTACAGCAAACGCTGACAGCATCGATATTGCTTCTACCTACGCTGGTCAGTCAAGCATTGTTACCGTTGGAACCATCACCACCGGTGTATGGAATGGCACTGACATTGCTATTGCAGACGGTGGTACTGGTGCTTCAACTGCTGCTGGTGCTCGCACAAACCTAGGCGCTACTACCAAGTACGCAGTCAGCAACGGTGCGTTGACCGCTTCTAGCGGCGTAGTTACCTGGACCGTGACCCACAGCCTCGGCACCTCAGACGTAACCGTACAGGTTCGCAACCTTACCAGCAAGGAACTAGTAGAGGTAGACGTGGTAATCACCGACACCAACACCGTCACCCTCTCGTGGGTCTCTGGTGGCGAGCTGGCAGATGCTTACCGCGTAGTCGTGGTAGGCTAATTACCTTAAAGGAAAATAGTTTTGTCAAGAAAATTTCTAACACCCGTAGGCCTACCGTCTGGCAGCACCTTGCCAGCGGCAGGTTCGGCGGGAGATTTATTCTTCAAAACTACTGACACCACTGTCTATGCACACGATGGTACATCGTGGGTTGCTCAAAAGACCGCTGCAGGTGAAGGCGGTAACATAGACGGTGGAACATCGGGCAGCGTTTACGGCGGTACCACACCAATTGATGGCGGAGATTCAGGGAGTTTCTAATGGCACAACAAATTCAAATCAGACGAGATACAGCGGCAAACTGGACATCAGCAAACCCCATACTTGCCTCTGGTGAAATTGGTTTTGAGACAGACACAGGCCGCTTTAAGATTGGTAACGGAAGCACAGCTTGGACTTCTCGTTCGTATGCTGCTCCTGCAATTAACGCCGTGTCTGACCACGCCGCCCTGACTACAAGCGTACATGGAATTGAAGATACCGCAGACCTCGTTGTCACTAGCGACTTAGCTCTTCTAGCTCCGCTTGCTGGCCCTACCTTCTCAGGCACTGTAACCCTCCCTAGCACCACTTCGATAGGCGACGTTAGTTCCACCGAACTTGCTTACGTCAACGGCGTTACAAGCGCCATACAGACC